GTTGTAGGTATCTGGTTCACCGCTCTTGGTGTATCCACGATGGCATTCAATTTGAATGGCTTCAACTTCAACCAGTCACTGATTGATAGTCAGAACCGTGTCATTCCTACCTGGGCAGACATCCTCAACCGTGCAGGACTTGGTATGGAAGTGATGCACGAAAGAAACGCACATAATTTTCCTTTGGATCTTGCTGCTGCCGAAGCAACCCCTGTTGCTCTTATGACTGCTCCAACAATCGGTTGATATAAAAATCAAATAATGGTATAATAAGGGAACTCTTCGGAGTTCCTTTTTTTGTATAAGTGATCTCTAAATAAGTCAGATTCATTGCTTTAATAAAATGTCTCAGGGCATTCGAGTTGTTAAAGATTATTTTACATTTAATGGAACTCCTCTAAAATTAGCAGGAAATCATACTTGGAATATAGTTCAGGCATTTAATGGTAAAAAAGTTTCAATTGATAAAATTACTGGAAACTTTACAAGATTATGGACTATAGAAACCAAGGGAATGAGATTGGATAATAAGTTCTATGGTAGTAACACAAAGGGAGTTGCGACTGTAGATGTGGTTCCGTGGAAGAAAAACGGAGAGTTAAATCAAAAGTATTATAATGCCTTAGATCAAGTAGTTTCACAGGCAGAAAAGAAAGACATCGTGACTGGTGTTGTTCTTTTTGATCACGCATTTAATGCCTACTTTGATGGTGGATGGAAAAATCATCCTCTGAATGGTCTTGGACCAAAAGATCCTTCTGAAGTTCATACGATTGGTCCCTGGAATAAGTATCAAAGAGCTCACGTTCGTAAGACTGTGAAGACTTTAGAAAAGTATGACAATGTAATCTATGAAGTTGGAAATGAACTTTCTGGTAAAAGTGCTCCCACATTTCAAGCTAAAGTGGTAAAATGGATAAAGGAACTTACCAATAAACCTGTGGGAGTGAGTTATGCTGTTGGAGTGTATAAAGATCAATCTTGGTTAAAGAAAGTTGGTGCTGATTGGATTGCTCCAAGTAACTCAGCAAGAGCAGGAGGTGTTCGTAAGGTTTCTGGATTTAAAGGACCACAAATTTTAGACACTGATCATAGTTGGGCACTTACATCGAATGTGTTAGGTCTAAGAACTGCCTGGAATGACAATAGACCTTTATGGTTAATGGATGGATTTGGTGGTGACGTATTAAGAAATAGAGATAATTTACAACCTGATAGAAATTTTATTGATAGTATTCTATGATTAGTTCAACAACTCCTTACAAGTTAGCAGAGATCATTCGTGATACTTGGCCTCAACTGTATACTTATAAAAAGTTTATAATTAAAAAATAATTGAAGATGATATTGAAGAAGATATGAATTGACAAAAATCAAACATTATCATATGATTAATAACTAAGTACTTTTTTTATTTCTATGAGGTTTTCTGTTTATTCTAAAAATGGATGTCCATATTGCAGTAAAGTTGAGCAAGTTCTTCAACTAAGTGGAATAGATTATAAAACTTATAAGTTAGGCGTTGATTTCACAAAAGAACAATTTTACGCCGAATTTGGTCAAGGATCTACATTCCCTCAAGTTATCTTGAATGATCAAGAGCACATTGGAGGATGTGTAGATACTGTAAAATATTTGAAAGAGAATAAATTTATCTAAACTATGAGAAATAGTAAAGATGAGATAAGCAAACTAAATAATGATGAACCCGAAATTAATCGGGGAATTGAATTGTTACTTAGGAATAAAAGAGGAGGTACTTCAAAACCAAAAACATTCCATGTTAAATTTGGTAAGATGTTTTCTCTTCTTAAAAGAGAGATACATTTTCAATTTGATTTTTCTTTTGATTATAAAAAAAGGTAACTCTCGGGAGAACTTCTATGTTAGCAGTAACACTCACCATAGGAACACTTGTTTCAATTATGTTCTTTTTCTTGGGAGGTGTGATAGGATGGATGGCAAAACAACATTTCTACGAGAAAAATTATTTTCCATCAATGCATCCTGAAATGTTTGATGAAAATGGAAATGTAGTTCCAGACGAAATTTTAGCAGTGAGATTTGAAAACGATTATGACCACACAGACGACCAGGAAGAAGACGACGAGTAAAGTACAAACGACAGTGAGGAAAGACAAAAATCTTCCTCCTAATCCGTTTATGAATGAAATTCTCGATCTTGTAAATGAGCAAAAAACAAAACAAGAAAAGGTAAATATCCTTCAAAAATATTCAACAGATGCACTTAAATCATTGTTTATTTGGAACTTTGATGGCACAGTAATTTCAATGTTGCCTGAAGGTAAAGTTCCTTATCGACCAAACGAAAGTCCTTTAGGAACTGATCATTCATCTTTAAGAAGAGAATATAAAAACTTTTATTTGTTTGTAAAGGGTGGCAATGATTCCCTTTCAAAGATTCGCAGAGAAACTATCTTTATTCAGATGCTTGAAGCTCTTCATCCGAATGAGGCAGAACTTTTATGCTTAGTAAAAGACAAAAATCTTCAAGATAAATATAAAATTACTTTGGATATTGTCAAAGAAGCTTATCCTGATATTCAATGGGGTGGACGTTCATGACAAAAGTTGCGGAGAAAAAAATGAACGAATGGACACCTGAAGAAAAGAAAGAAGTTTTTTCTCGATATGGTTGTGAAATTTTGTTTGAAAAAACAACTCTGCAACAAATTAAGGATCCGTCTCTTCCAAATGATGCATACATTGTTATCTATCGGATAGACAATGAAACATTCATGGATTTATGTAGGGGAACCAGAGTTAAAATATTTGATATGTACTATGATAAATATGGTCCAGGTTCTTTAATTAAAATTGATTTTGGATATGGTAGAACAAATCCAAAATTGTGGGGTTATAGAGCACCAGAAAAAAGGAAAAGAAAATGAGTGAAGGTTTTAGTGAAGAAAAAATTGAAATTACTCTTTATAAGGATGAGGTAAAAAATCTTCTTAAGAAGTATAAGAAAATTAAAAAGTACATGAAATCTTCATTGTTTACTGTTAAAAAAATGGATGGAACTGAAAAAGTTGTTAGTAATTTATTAAAAGAATTGGAAAATGGGTAAACATTTTTTATTAAATTTATATGGTTGCTCGTTTGTTCTTTTGAACGACGAGTGTTTTCTTATAGATTTACTTGAAAATGCAGCATCAGCGAGCGGTGCTACTGTTTGCCAAACAATACATAAAAAGTTTGATCCGCAGGGAGTCACTGTTCTTTGTCTTTTATCTGAGAGTCATATTAGTATTCACACATGGCCTGAGGAAGGAAAAGCTGCGGTAGACGTGTATACTTGTGGAGACTGTAATCCTAAAATTGGTTGTGATATAATCATTGAACAACTGTTCTCTCAGAATCATACGTTAAGTTATATTGAACGGTAACAAAAGTTACAAAAAAACTTGCATAAATTTATAAAGGTGCTATAATGCACCTACGTTCATCTGGAATAACCAGACGGAAGTACGCCGACTCGGAACGAAGTCGTTCATTCTCTATTCGCAAATAGAGAACGCAAAAGCCGACGGAAGGAACGCTCTTTAACATCAAATTAAGGAGAACCCTAATGTCACAAGTCGTATATCGTGGTGTCGCATATGACACTGAAGTTCGTCGTCAGCAACAACAGCAGGCACAACAACAACCTCAACAATACAATGAGACCTACCGTGGGGTCAAGTTTGTAAAAGAGAGGACCAAGGGATGACAGCAACTTATCGTGGTGTGAAGTATAATACTCACACTCCGAAACTACAATACCGCAAGTGGTATTCAGAAACACACGCCCCATCACATTCAACAAACACATATCGTGGTGTTGCTTATCGTCCTTGTAACAACTGGAACTGGGAGGAGAAGAAATGAAAAAACTCAACTTCCTACAATTGATCAAGGAACAAAAGCAAAAAGAGGATCGTCGTCATCAAGCACAACTAGCACAACTAGTGGGAGCAAAACAATGATGCAAACTGTCATATCTTTAACTGCTGGATTTGTCCTAGGCACAATTCTACTTTCAACCTATATTCAATGGTTGTATAAGTAAATCTCAAAGGGGGGCAACCCCCTTTTTTAATAGGCATAAATTATTGTTAAGAAACCAACACAAATCACCTACATAGTAGTAGAATTAAGAGGTGATTTAGATGAACCAAAACTTCTTTATCATGGTGTCCCTT